AAAAAATGCCCCGCCAGCAATCCGTCAGGATGCCAGCGGGGCATTGCTTTACTTAGTGGAGATACCTTGCCAATTCAGATGCAACAAAGCCTGCGATCAATGCCGCAATGACCGCCCACCAGAGTTTGTTTCCAAATACTCCGGGGGCTTTTTCCAGCGCGGTCAAGCGGTCGTCCTGCTTCTTGTTCTGTGCCGTCACAACTTCAAGGCTCCGGTTTGTGGTTTCGAGTTGCTGGATGGTCAACTTGATATTGGTGTTCATGCCGTTTACTGCATCGGTCAGCTTCCCCAGCTCGTCCAGCCGGTGGGTGTTGCTCTGTGCACGGTTTTCGACCGCTGTCAGGCGATGTTCCAGTTCCTCGTCAGTCATTACGCTTGTTCTCCCCCACGTTACCGAAATGGGCCACAGTAGTGGTTTCTGCGGATTTCTTTTCCATGTAATCTTCGAGCTTCTTCTTGGTGAAGTTGAACACAATCTGCACGATCCAGTCCAGCGTCCGCTCATTGATCGCCCAGTCCAGCCAGTCGGGGGTATACCCACGCAGTACGGCAATGACGTGAGCTTTCTTTTCTGCGCCCGCGCCGCTACCGAACTTTTCTTCTGCATTGACGATCCACTTGTACACGGTCTTTGCGACAACAAGGCCATAGCCCAGACGTACCGCCGCCAGTGCCGTGACCACAAGGCCGACCACCATAAAGATGACAGCCAGCCATTCAGGGAATGCCATCAGAAAAACTTTCAGAATGTTCTCCATACTGTTTTCCTCCTACTCTTAACCAACCCAACGGCTCTTTGCCGCGCGGGTGTCGATATGTACCCAGCCGTGAGTACGGTCGGCGCGTCCTTCCTTCGGGTAGCGGCCAATGCCGCCGCGGTTCGGCAGCAGGGTCTCGGCATATGCCGCAATCTGCTCCACCGTCACGCCGGAAATCCAGATGTCAGCAGCCTTGCCGTAAAGATGCTGAGAGAACTTCGCAGCATTCTTGATCGTGGCATTCTTGCTGGCCGTTCTGAAACCGCTGGTGATGTTCACCGGCTTCCCGAAGTGATTGCGGATTTTCTGAAGGATTTCCACCAGCTCCGAATCAATAAAGATCGGGTCGGTGTTATCCGAACAGCGGAACTCCCGCACCTTGAAGGACGGAGAGAGGTTCTTCTCGCCGTCCTTCGCCCACGAATACGCGTTAATCGCCATTGTCGTTTTCTCCTTTCTGGCTCAATGCCATTTTGCAGCCGCTCGACCCACACTCAGCCACCAGCACGGCAAATTCGCCGCGCTCTGCGGTCGTGTCCACACCACTGGTTTCTAGCCGGGTCAACAGCTTCTCACACAGCTCAGGCCACGTCATAGTCGTCACCGGTGATGCGCTTGTAATCCTCGGCGGTGATCTCGCCCTTGTTTACGCGCCCGGCCAGAACTTTCTTGACACCGGCGCGGCGGGATACGGGCATCTCTGCCCAAGTCTTAGTGCCTGCAATCAGGCGGTTTGCCCAGATAATGTTCATGGTGATACCTCCTTATTCCTTGTTCAGCGCTGCGTCCAGTTCGCACAGCGCGGTTTCGATGGCGGCCAAACGCTCCTCGTTGGCCGCGTCCTGTTCGCACATTGCGTCCTCGACCTCGGCCACGCGGTCAGGCAGGCCGTCTTTCTCGGCCTGCTTCTTGGCTGCGGCTTCCTTCTCCTGCCGGGTGGGCAGATCGTGTTTCGTCCAGTTCAGTGCCATTTTTATACCTCCTTACTGGAATGCGCCGGAGACGGCTTCGATGTAGCCGCCCTCGCCGGATTCGCCGCGCTCCACGCTGACGCGGAAGTTAAACGCCGCGCCGTTGGTGGCGGTCTTATTCTCAAAGACGATGTTCACGCCTTTTTTTACCTCGGTCGTGGCATCCTGCCAGACCGGGGAGCTGTCGAGTGCGTTGTTGGTCACTTCGGCTTTGAACTTCGCATCATCGGGGATGGAGCCGGTCACCTGAAGCACGGCAACGGTGATGTCGCCCTCCACGGTCAGAGGTTCGGCCAGCGTCACACTTGCGGCGTGGACGGCCTTGGTAAAGGTCGCGGACGTGCTGACGGTTTCCTTGCCGTCGCTCACCTCAACGGTGATGGTGTGGTTGCCGTTCAGGATTTTCTGGAATCCGGCAGCGCTGGCCGTCTGCTCAAAGGTCAGGGCCGTGCCGCTGGCAACGCCGGTGCGGGTCCTGGTGGTCTTTCCGTCCAGCTTTTCGGTGACGGTCAAGGTGTCGCCGTCGGTATCCATGACGGTGTACTTCCACGCAAAGGCCGCGTTCTTCCGCCCCAGAGCTGCGCCGTCCGTGCTGACGGTAGGTGCAGTGTTGACACTGACCGTGCCATCGTCAGAGACCACGAGTGTAGAGGGAAGAATGAAAGCGGGGCGAACACCACAGGAGTAGTAGTACCAGCCGTAGTTGACGGAGCCATCGGTGCCGACGCCCCAGACGCCGTAGTTATCGCTGGTGTGCGGAGAGCGCAGCCACCAAATGGCAGCGGAGCTGCCATTGTATGCAATACGCTTGCTGTTACCGCTGGAGCTGTTGCCAAAGTATGCCAGCCTCACACCGTCCTTCGGGAAATAGCCGTTGTCGCTGGTCGTCCAACCAACCTCATAACCAGACAGCAGGAACACTTTGGTGCTCAGGCCGTTGGAGCCGGTGGCAAGGCTGCCGCCGGAACCAGTGCCGTTCTGGTACGGGATTTTCACCTGCTTAATAGCCGCCCGGATGTTGCTGTCGATGAGGTTGTAGAACGTTCCGTTCAGGTATGTGTGGATGCTGGAATCCTTGTAGGAGTTATTGTTGCCGAACGTGGACGTGGTGTAGATGTCCTTCATCAGCAGCCACGTTCCATTGCAACTCGAATCATAGGTGCTGGTGTTCGGGTTGCCCTGCTGCACAACAATAAAATCTTTGGACGCGCCGTTGACTTTGATTTTGACAATGCTGCCAACGGCTTTCGTGCCCAGTTTTACGTTTGCCATTGTTACCTCCTTGTTTTCGTTCAGGCCCACGGCATGATCTCCGCGGGCCGCGTGTTCTGCGATACAGAGAGGGACAGGGCTTTGTGCTGCTTCTTGTAGATGCAGCGGCATTGCCTCGCCCGCCGTCTGTCACGCGCGAGTTTGTTCGAGTTGATTTTTCGATGGATAGGGATTTTACAGTCAAGCAATTTTTCGAGCCGGTCAGCGTACTTGCGGCGTAAAGAGTAAGTATCACCATGGGCGGCATGGGCATCCCACGCATCAAAGCTCCGCAGGATTTCCTGCTTGGTCACTTCGCCTGCGGGGTATGCCGTCTCCCAATATCTGATCTTGTTCTTCATCCGCTTGGAGCTATCCCGGCGCAGCTTTTGGATGACCGCGCCGGTGTCGGTCAGGTAGCTATGGAATCCAAGAAAATCAATACCGTTCCGCAGCGGGAAAATGGCGGTTTTCTGGTTCAGCTCAAGGCCGTAACTGTC